TCCTCAGACGTTGCGGAAGGCACCAGCCACGGAGACGCGCACAGGGCCAGCACCGTAGGCCAGACGGCCCACGATCACGTCGCCCTGGTAGATCACCTTGGTGTCAGCACCGGTGGTCTGAACGCTAGGACCGATGGCTTCCACAACACCAGCAGCGTCACGATGAAAGATCAGACCGCAGGAGTTGGTGAAGTCGGTAGCGATACCATAGCTGTTGTTTTCACCGGTGACAGCAGCAGCGTCAATGGCGGTACCAGCAGCCGAACCATACTTACCCAGGAAGGGGATGTTGTTCGACTTGTAGATACGGATACCAGCGATCTCATAGAGACCTTCGCCGCTGTTCAGGTTGCCCTGGCTGTTACCATACTCACGATTGAGGATGTTGGTATCAACCTGGCTGATCAGGGCGTAGTACTGGCGGGGGCTCAGAACGGCCACACGACCATCCTTAGGAGCAGCCACCTCATCGAGACGGGCAGCAGCTTCGAAGAAACCATCAACCAGAGCCTGAGCATCATACTCCTTGCTGGCACCCAGGTTCACGCGGAAACCACCAGGCTCGCCGGTGATAGCAGCGGTCAGACCCGAAGCGCGGTCGAGAACACGGAAGATACGACGGTCATAGAACTCAGCAAGAGCCTGACCGATTTGACGAGCAATAGGACCACGAATGTCATACTGGGCCAGGGTCTCATCGAGGTTGTCGATGAACGCGGAGGCAACCAGCAGGTCGTCCATTGCGATGGTGGTCTCAGCAGCCGGAGGGTTGCCGCTACCCAGAATCGCGTTGCCGGGGGTGTGATAGCCGGCCTGAATACGACCGGTGTGGATGAATTGAGCTTGCTTACCACCACGCAGGGTCCGGTTCATGACCAGGCCTTTAGCAATAGTGGAATTACGGAAGGCCTCATAGACCTCGCCGGTGAAGAGCTTCAGATAGAGAGCCTTCTTGTCGCCGGCCTTGTTAATTTGGCCTAGCTGGGTAAGAGTTGCAGTCATTGTTCTAAGGAAAAAAGAAAGTTATCAGTTTTCCAAGTACTTGGTTTTTATTCGAATTCGAAGTATTCGGTTTTTAGGCAATACATCCGTTGTATTGGGTATCCGGCGCACCGGGCCAATACTCCAGTCATGACTGGGTTTTTAACGAGGTTGTCCCATCCTCAAGGGGCGCCAGTAGGATTCGAACCTACATTGAACTGCGCTAGGGCAGTCGTCCTTCCATTTAGATGATGGCACCAGCGACCCCTCTGTTTGAGCTTCCAATGGATAGGCTTGAGGGGTGTTTTATTCAGTTGTCCGCGCCGAAGGGCAGCGGGACAGTTCACCATCCACCGGGGAATCCATCCGGTGTACAATCGCCGTTTTAATGCCACGGACGCGGGCAGTCCTTCTTACAGCAGGTCTCCTGACGCAGCAAGCTTGTCTTCAATGTCCAAGCGATAACCAGGATCATTTCGATAGCGAGGATCCGAGATAGCCCGAGCCAGTTCAGCTTGGGAACGGAAACCCTTCACACTCGTCTTGACGGACTTACCGGAGATGCGTTGACCTTCAAATCCCACAGCATCACGGTAACGTTGATTCAAAGCTTGAACAGCAAAGAAGATAGCATCTTTGTTGCCACTGTTGACAACGTTATCATAAGCAGCGACTTCCTCTGGTTTGAGGTTTTCAGCAGCCCATGCCAAGGTTTCATTGTAAGCATCTTTGCCTCCAACGGACTTGACAATGGAATCAGCGTCAGCATCAGTTAGAACCTGAGGAGTGAGAGTAGCGTTCTTTTGAATTTCAAGATACGCATCAATCAACTGCTCCGAGGGAAGTTCCTTAAGCTTTTGAAGTGTCTCCGGCTTAAGTTGTTGGGAATTGGTTGCCCACTCCTCAGAAGCTTCCTTTAGAAACTGTGCTGTTTCAGAAACCTCAGTCTCTGTGTCCTGTTCAGATTCTTCATCAGTTGACTCTGCCCCTGACTCTGCTTCTGAGTCTGCCCCATCAGCATCGTCTTTTTGACCAAGCTTTTTCTGAAGTTCCAGATAAGCCTTTTCCAGGTCTTCAGCTGACTTAAATTTGCCAGCGTAGTTAAGTTCTGCCTCAGAATCCTTACGGGCTTTGTCGTAAGTCTCTTCTTGAATTGCTTCCTCTTCAGCTTGAAGCCGTTCACCCAACTTAAGAAGACGAGTTTCCTCAGCTTCACGGGCTTCGGTTTCAACTGGATCGGTAGCATCAAACGTGAGTTCAGGCATAGTGGTGGTGATTAGTGGATAACGAGAGTAACTTTACCAAGACCAGGCACAACCACTCGTGATTGTGAGGGTCGTGCTGTATCGGTCTTGACGTTAGGTTTGCCAGCAGACTTACGACGAGTCGTTAATTCTGTTGGTTCTGGAATCTCGTAGTCCTCAGGGTTGAGGGCCGGGAGGTCCGATTGGGGCTGTTTGTTGGCTTGCGCCAATGATGTTTCTGACGGCATCTGTGGCTTCAGGGTTCTTAGTAGGATCAAGTAGAGGAGCCTTAGACAGCTCACCCACTTGATTGAGCATGGTCTGATTCATGAGCTGCTGTTGCATTTGCTGCTTCTCAGCAGTCATTTCTTCAGCAGTCTTGACCAGTTTGATTGTATCAATGCCTTGGGCAGCAGCAAGCCGCTTGATGGCTTCCTCTGGGTTGATGAACTTAGCCATCATCTCAGGGCCCAAAGCTTGGGAAATGGTCTGTAGGAAGATGATCAGTGATTCCCGATCCTGCCCACGACCAATGCCTTCTACACCAGCAATTACTGTTGGGAAGACGACGCCCTTGGGTAGTTTGGGAAGGATGCCACCCCGTTGAAGGATGAAGATTTTTCTTTGGAGGTAAGGACGGAGAAGTTCCGTCGTTAGTGTACCATAGATTCCTCCAAGCTGTTCGTTCAATTCCTGCTGGGTAGCACGAATCTCTTCGGCAGTTGTCCGTTCAGATTGACGAACAGTAAGGATAAGGAATGCTTCACTCAGCCGTTGATTCAGCTGGGTGATCATCTGATAGGCGGTTGCGAAGTCTGCTTGTTTTTGAACTTGAACAGCTGTAACGTCGTCTGGCCTTCCCTGTATAATGGCCCCATTTCCGGCCTTTGCCAGAGTAGAAGGTTTAACGGTAGCAGAAGGAGAAACCAGAAAGACCACCTTAGCAGCAGCAGCGGAACCTTCCACCATTGCTTGCATAAGTCCTTCAAGCGACTTAAGATCACCAAGGTATTCTTCGATGCGTCCACGGCCATAGTCTTCACCATCAACAACATTGAAGCGAAGTGGAAGCCACGGAGTATTTGTCTTGGGTGCTTTACCAAAACTATCTTCAACAATCTCTCCATCAACTTCTTGGCGCCAACGCCACTGTCCATCCTGGAGTTTAGCCCAGGTATACACAGCAGCTTCTTCTTCACCAACAGTCACATCAACGCTAGGCGTCGTCGTGTTGTCGGCAGTGTGGTTAACAGTAGTAGGTAGTTTCCTGAATCGCTCAGGAAGGAACTGTCGATTGATAGATTCAACAGTAACGATCTCGGTAGGCTGACCCTCTCCATCACGGACGACCACATAACGGTCAAGAGGATAAAGCTTGATACCACTCGAACCCATGTATACCAGGACATTCCCGGTTACAATCAGATGCTTCATTGCCTGGTGGAGGATCACGCGATCCTGTGATTCGGCAATGTGTTGCATGATAACCCGCTCCATTTTGGAGAGGCTCAAGTCAATCTCTGATTTGATTTTAGCATCAAGATTTGGGTCTGAGGCGATCTTGCCATCATTGATCTGAAGCTTGAAGAACGTAGCTGTTACAGGGAACAGACTAAGCATCAGCTTCGAGGCCATGACGTTGACGCCTTTAGCACCTACGGACTGCCAAGGAGTGGTGAGCTTCTGCCCATTTACAACCCCAGTAGGAGTCAGAAGATAGGGCAAAGAAAGCTCAGCACACTCACGGGCAGTATCCAGAAAGATCGTTCTGTCGCTCGCTAATCTAGCATAACGAGATGCGGCAGATTGATTTTCCATCACTTAGGAATGTTAAGACCAGTGGCACTGCCACCAGCGGTAGGGGAAGTAGGGGTCACTGACACCTGAGGCATACGGAACTGAGCCGTACCAGTGGCAGCTTGACGGGCACGACCACGGCCAGAGACCTGACGGATCGTAGGCAGCTTGCTTTCAGCACCAATAACACTTGGAGCGGGCGGAGGCGTAGCAGGGGCCTCAGGAACTTTAGGCAGCGCAGGCATCGGTGGTGGCTGCGGAGGAGAAGCAAAGCACATGATTAGACCTTTGATTTCAGGTAGCGAATAATTGCTACGGCACCAGCATGGAAAGCCATTTGCCGTTCGGAAATAGAGAATTCCGGATACTTGTCCGGATACATCTCATCAAGCTCTTCAATTAGTTTAGACAAAGAAACATTGCCCCCAACCACGCGGGTCAGGGGCAGCTCCTCGTCATCGAGGAATGGACTAGCCATATTGTGGGAGGTCAGTGTTAGCCGCCTCGAAAAAGGCTGGCATTCTGGCTCGTTGGGTATCGGAAAGGCCTGGTGCCTTACCCCGTTCGTAAAGGGAATCGGATTGGTTTAACCAGAAGTCCTTATCCAGATACTTATTGCTGGAGCTACCAAGTCCATCAACTACCCATCCAACAGTCGCTCTGCGTAGTCGATTGAGGCTTGATGTGGACTTGAGGCCCAGTTCAGAGCAGACCATTGAGTGGATGGCCACGTGGGTTTGCTCGTCCCTGCTGATGTCTGCGGCTGTGGTTCGGATGCCGATGTCTCCGTTGAATCGGAAGAAGGGGAGGATGACAAAGAAAACACTACGTTCAAGGATGGCAGCTTTTAGGATTGGATGTTCCGGAGCATCTAGCCATGCCTTGAGAATATGCTTGGCCTCTGCTTCAGCTTTAGTATCGGTGCCATGAGCAGCAACCACATAGTTGAGCGCCTGGTCGTGGCGTTCCTCATCTAGCTGGTTACTTTTGAGTGCCTCTACAACACCAGCAGTCTTAGGCAGTTCTTTTTCAAGGCCCTGTTGAAGAAACTCTCGAACCGGAAGCTCCAAATGACGGAGGCCAAGTGCTCGACGAATTGCCTCTTCAGAACCGTCCACCAACTTACCGGCTTGAACTGCGACCGGTGTCCACTTGCGTTTGCGGGAAACAACTTGATCATAAGGCGATAGGGTGTGGTTCATTCTCCGCACGGAATACAAGGTTCATCTACGGGCTTGACTTTCGGGCAGCCACAATCCGGATCAATATCGTCCTCTGATTCAAACCCAAAGAGATCTTTGAAGTCATCATCAAGAGCAGCGAGCGCATCATCCTTGGCCTGGGTATCAGGCATCACCTGGAGTGCGTAGTAAAGGGACGTTTGTGGCGAGTTGAGCCACCGATTAAGGAAAGTTTCGTCATAAGTGACGACATCCGACCAGGAGTTGTAAGAGTAACCGTGAAAGAGAAGAGTGGAACGGAACAAACGTACTATTCCATCAAC